CTGAAGGAATGTGTTTATAGCAGGGAGATATGCAAGGAGGTTGCTGTTAAGTTGAGAACATACGGCTGTAAGGTAGAGATTGACTATGAGCCTCTGGACTTACCAAAGACCATGCAGTCATCTATAGTCAAGCAGGAAAGAAGCAATGAGCTGGCCATGAGGATCAACTATGTCAATGAGGTATGTAGGCAGAAAGGGGCAAAGAATGCCCTGTATATCTCTATTCATGTGAATGCCGTAGGTACTGACGGCAAATGGCATGATGCTCATGGCTGGCAGGTGTGTGTCAGTGATAAAGCTTCTGATAGTAGTAAGAAACTGGCAAACTGTCTATTTGACGCTGCTAAGCAGAATGGCTTGAAGATAAGACAGCCAACAGCTATCCAGAAGTACTGGCCTCAGAATCTATATGTATTGAATAACACCAAGTGTCCTGCTGTGCTGACTGAGAATCTGTTCCAGGATAACAAGGCTGACGTGAATTTTCTGCTTTCAGACGAGGGCAGGCACAAGATAGCAAGGCTTCATGTGGAAGGTATATTGAAATATATAGAGTAAGTTTCTTTTTTCATGCGATTGTTTTAGGTTAGTAATGTGTTTTTGCTAAACAAGAGGAGGGAAGCTGTGAAGTCTCCCTCCTTTATATATATTGCATAAGGTCAAAGTCTTTATTATCCCCTAACCACTTTTTGAACACAGCACCATCCCTGAGGGCATATTCCTCGACAATACATAGGGCAAACCTGACACAATTATGTTTGGTTTTGTAAAAAGACTTACCTGTATCCTTTGCATAGTTAGCCAGAAAAACTATATCCCCAATAGTAGAGCCAGTGACATTATAGTAAACCATAGACTCTGCTTTCTCCATTATCTCAGAAGAACCCCATTTGCCTTTGGTAACAGTCATGGCAAGTTTCTCAGTAAAATGTCTGCCATGTTTCCTGATGTATGCCTTCAATCCCCTCATTACTATAGGTATTAGTTAAACATCTTTTTGTCGCTGCAAAGGTACAAAGAATAATTCTTACTGCCAACATATTACCTGCAAATCTGCTTAAACACCTATAAATAAAGACCTTAGACCTTTATTAAACTACCTATTGTATCCTACATAATAAGTCATCCATTTTGTCCATATCATTCAAATCTTTCCACTTGTACCTCAGAATCTCTACTTCTGGATACTGCTCTTGTATCTCCATAGTCCTTCTCTTGTCATGTTGCTTATGGTCATCATGGAACTTACCATCCACCTCTATTATTATATTAGCGTGTGGTATGAAGAAGTCTGCTATGTAGTACCTTATTATCCAACCATCATCAGCATAGATGTAGAATATCTTCTGAGACTCATATTCTATATAGTTCTCATCGAGGAGCTCCTTCATCTTTTCCTCCAGAGGTGATGGCCATGTGTCCATTTGGTTAGCTCTATACTGGGCACTTGCCATTACTTCCCTGTTGTGTATCTCTATTCTTCCCATTTTTCTGGCAAAGATATATACATTCTTCTATTATCAGGAAAACATAAGGAGAGTGGTAAGGGGAGTTGAGAGTAGTAATATTTATAGAAAGTAGAGGAAAAGTGTTAAAAAATTTTGGTATGTGTAAAGACGGAGGATAACATATCACACCTCCCCCTGTCCTTGACAGTTGGGGTTCATCCCCCCCCCTGGGTCTTTGCTGACTAGCAAATTTCTGCTGTTATATATAGCAAGAATTACAGCTACTCAGCAACTGACACCAAGTAGGATACCTCAGTGCCTACAACATTATCAACCCTTTAAATTCAACAACAATGAACAAAAGTGAGTTCAAAGCTATCAGCACGATAGCAAAGAAGATGAACTGGCAGAACAAGCCAGTCATGGAAGTGTGTGAAACAATCAATCAGATGGTCAGGAACCAGCAGGCTCTGGAACTAGACTGTGTTGGTGAGTGTGATGATGAAGAGGATACTCTTCTTTCTATTGCCCTTTGGGATACTAATAAGATAGCATCTACTATAGTGGTCAGTGACTATCAGTCTCTAATTGCCTGGAATAGTGGAGAGTTCCTCTACATAGGAGGAACTGTTATGTATGTCGGACCTCAAAACTGGTGAGAATGAACAAAATGAATTTACTTGCCCTCATGGTATGGGCTATTGACAGAGATTTACTGGAAACTTCTGTGCCAAAAGCATGGGAATTATTCCAGAAGGATGCTATTGAGTGTCAGAAGATTTATACTGATCCAAGTGATGAACTGCTATTCTGTAAGAATGTAGTTAGGATGAGCTCAATTGAGTTCTTCACAGACTATGTACTCTCTTATGCCAAGTGTAATGTTATCAGTGGCATTACAAGCTTTGGAAGATATGATAAATTAATAACTGATTACAGTAGACAATGAGACAGAGAACTAGGATGAATGGACTGGTGTCACACACCACTCCTTCAGGTGCTTCCTACCAAAGTGGAAAGAACAAGTGTGAAATGGGTATTAAGAAGCTTCAGAAGCTAATTGATGCAGGTTATGAACTAACAGGTGTCTCTAAGAAACCCGCTGAGGAAGAGAACTTCAAGATTGTCATGGTGTTTGGCAAGCCTATGAAGCTGACTATTGAGGAGTATAACACTCACTGGAACTTCAGAATTGACAAGTAATTACAATCCCCACATTCCTGTAAGATTCAGGCTAGCAAACTGACATTGATGTGGGGAACAATGCCATAAGGCAGAAAACTCTTTAAATAACAATTATTATGGTAACAGATTTCAGAGAAGAGCTGAACATTCAGCAGGTAAGTGAGAATGAATTTGCCTATTGCTGGGCTAAAATAGACACAGCAGTAGAGAAACTTGTGGACTGTGATTATGAGCAGGAGTGCTCCTATGAGGAACTAATGTCAGCAGTATGTATTCATGGTTTTGATGCTGACAAAGTACACAATCACTTCCTTAGTAACCCCTGTGATTCAATCACTTTAACAGATGAATACTAACCTGTAACCTATCAAGGTAAAGCAGCTCCACCTTACACAAAGTGAGCTGCACAATAACCCTTTAAATACAAAATAATATGGAACTGAAGAAATTTAACTGCTGCATTTGTGGCAAGGAGGAAGACCCTAATGAGTGGGTCAAGGACTGTGGTGAAGCATTGGTGAAGCATCAAATGTGCTTTGAGTGTAATCACTGGAGAGAACAACATGAGCTTGACCATACTACAAGAGGTAAGTATGGCTGGGCAATCATTGATGGTAGCCATTATACCCTTCACCCTCATACTGAGGGTATAAGAGGAATGTATGGCCGCACATACAAGATTAAGTTTAATGATGGCACTGTTGTAGAGTGTGATAACCTCTGGCATCAAGGTGACTTGAATAAGGCTGCAAAGCACTGGAGAGAACTGATGTCTGACAATGCTAAGATAATTCAATAAACTATTAGGGGAGTAGGAAACTCCTGCTCCCTTTCTAACCCTTTAAATAACAAGCATTATGAAGAAAAATGAAATCTTCACCTTCATAGCTCCCAATGGGGTTGAGGTGACAGCAGTTGTGATTGACTGCCTTGGCACATGTAACTTTGAAGAAGTAGAGGACAGTAAGCATTGGGATGAAAAGTATCTCTGCTATGCCCAGAACAGGCTATTCTATTACACTGAGTGGATACAGATAGACAAGGTGATTGATGATGACTTTGTGCCTACTAATGATGAAGAGAATGATTGGTATTATGCCATCAGGTATCATTCACATGAGGTTAAGACTACTGGTTCTTCACAGAAGATACTGGTTGACTACTGTATTCTCCCTGACTATGATGATATGCTTGAAGCATATTTAGACCATCAGGTTACTTTGGCTGAAGAACAATCAGGAATGTGATGTATAAAGTATTTGACTCTCTGGGGAACTTCATGAGGAGGTTCCCCACTTACAAGCAGGCTGTTACATACAGGCTGGCTTATGGAAATAAATGTTGGACAATTAAATAACTACAAATTAAAAACAATTAAAATTATGGCAAAGTTTGATGTAAAGGCTATAGCAGCCATGAAGGAGGTCTTTGTTAAGGCCCAGTATGTAAAGCGTGAGTGGAAGACTGATGAGACATGTACAATGACTCTCAGTGAGTATGCAGAACTGATTGACCCTGCTTTCAAATATGTAGAGGGCAACCCTGTAGTCATTGCTAAGGAGAGAAAGGATGGAGGCATCTTCACTAAGATGGCCATCCAGTTGAAGGGAGGCTCTATGGTAGAATATGACCTGTCCTATGAGAATGACTTTGAGGAGGGTGATGAGATTCAGCTTGATACCCTGACCTTCTGCATTGAGAAGTGTCTAGACAAGTCTCATGGTTATGCCACTGGTGAAATTGTAGCATGAAGTAATAACAACCCTGTGTGACAGACAGGGCTATTTAATGACCTTTTAAATAACAGAAATTTGAAGAAGCAAGAAGATATAAAGCTAATTGGGAAGAGAATGAATGGATGGGATTCATACATAAGTGTGAAGGTAATTATTAACTGAAAAAAGGGAAGTCTGGCCTTATGGTTAGATTTCCCTTTTTTATTTTTATTCATTTTTATAGCGACTTATTTATACCTTTCTTTCTTTTATATTTCTTTCTTTAGTTAAAGTCTAGACATATACTTGTTTTTGTTTTTAACAAAATATCACGTCTTACCTTTTTTGCAGGAGTTATTTGAGTCCTTGGCTTAGATACCCTGTCACAGTTCACATTATTTATTAACAGTTTAAAGTTTAAGTATTATGGCAACTATTAGCAAAAGTTTCCTGGCAGTAGCAAGTAACTCAGTGTTTAACAAGTCAGAGTGGGTTCCCACGGGTGATGCCTTCACATTGAAGGAGATCTGTGATGCCACTGGTATGTTCAACCTCGATGATGTAAAAGGGGATGAAGCGGAAATTACAGCCGCAGAGTTCTCTGATGGCTCTACCAGTCTGCGCATCACTGTACCCTTCAAGAATGGTTCCAGCATTGAGTTGAAGGCTGGTAAGGCCATCCAGAACGGCTATGATGAAGGTGACAAGGTTAAGATTGACCTCATCTATGGCCAGGAGCTGAAGAAGGCAGGACAACCCAGTATTGTGAGGTATGACGTGTGGGAGTCTGAAGAAGAAAAGGAAGAGTACTTGGCCAAGAGAGGCTAAGACAAGTACAAGGGAAGGTGGCTTTGTCCACCTTCCTTTATATTTTTTTCACTCGTACCTTGCGACTTACCTCAGGGTCTATAGTGCATACTTCCCTGTTTATTTTTATTTTTTTGCCCTTGGGACACAGTACTTAGCCCCGTTAAGATACAAAGCAAGAAGGTTGGAGTGTTAAAATGCAAAGAACTTAAATGTTAATAATTAACAGTTGAAGTGCTATTTTATGTTTTATAGTTTAGAATATAGAAGTATGGATAGGAGGGAGGACATATACCCTCTTCCCACAATTCCTCTATTTTCTGGAAAACTATTCTACATATTGCATTAAACATAGAATATTATACTTTTTGCTTTCCTACTTCTACCATTTTGGGCTTTACTTTACCTATTTAACCCTGTTATTTTTCTCCTTTTAAGAATCTCAACAGTACAAATCTTATTTTAATTTTACCTAAATATGTTAGAATCCATAGGCATTTTATTTACAATAGGCTATTGCTAATTACTTTAGGCATTATAGTCTTTTTATTTAGCAAAACCAATAAACAAATAATCAATACAATAACCCTTTAAACAAACATAACATGAATAAAATATTTGATAAAGAATTTAGAGAAGCTCTAATGGACACATTAGAAGAAGCAGGAATTGAAGAAAATAAAGCAGTATCAATCGTTTCTTCCAGATACAAAGAAGCACTGAAACAAGTTGTAACAGACAGATTAGAACTAGTTGTTTCTCTAATTAAAGATGATAAATACAAGGAACTATCTGAGTTTTGTTCTTATAGTCCCGCTGGGGATTGTATGGGATGTGATAATGTCTATATTAATTTCTCCGATGCTTGTGATATAAAAGACATTGGAGATTTCATACATACAATGGATAAAGATGTAAGTATGAAAGCATGGTGACTATGACAATATCCCAAGGCTACAGAATGGCACAGACTGCATATCATAAGCAGCCTTACTTTGACTATCCTTATATAGGTATTCTTGATGAGAATGAAAAAGAAGTAATAAACAGGTTAGAGAGTAATGTGTAAACTAAAATAAATAGAATTATGAAAGCTAGAGAAGTAGCAACAATCTTATACGCTTATATCGAAGCCTACCCGGATGTAGAACTAACCTTTGCAAACAATAAGGTTCCTGTCACCAAAATCATCTATGATAAGAAAACAGATTCAATTAATTTGAGATAAAAAGTCTCTTCGTAAGACATCAAGGAGGAGTCACACAAGAAATGTTTTCTTTTCAATGCCATAAATAATGAGAATAAAGTGGCTCCTCCAAACTATTAGACTATAGGGAGAGTACCAAATGTGTTATAGTCTGAATGCAGGACAACCAATATAGTCCATATTAAATCTCTCCAACCTGTTCCCTTAGCTCAATTGGATAGAGCAACGGCCTTCTATGTAAATTGGATGCATAGGCGAGAAATCCCTATGTAGAATCTCCTAAATTCGGTGTAAATCCTTTACTTGCAAAGAAAAGTATAGTAGAAAAACATTAAGTAGTCCTAAACTGACTTCGTGGGCTTATAAGGATGAGAAAAGCAAGTAATACACACTAACCAATAATGTGTAAGGACTATACCGAGCGAAAATGAGTGATTATGCCTTCAAATGCATGTCAAGATTGGGATAACAAGTTAACCTCATCAATCGTGTAGAGACTGAACGGGAGATACCTAAGTTGGAATTATACCTCATATACGTGTCCATAAGATTGTAAAAACAGTAAATGGGCAGCCATTTAATCGGAATGAGACTTGCAAGAATTTCAATATGGTAAAGAAACAGTCCAGACCACAACAAACACAAGTCTTTAGGCAACCTCTCTAAGAGCAGCATAAGACTATAGAGGTAATAGTGCAAGAATTCTAAAGTGTTTGGCTATGGTAACATAGAGTGGCAGGAAGCCGTAGGTTGTGGGTTCGAGTCCCACAGGGAACACAACATTTTCATGTTATTTAAAGGGTTTGTTATATGGGGGAGTGGAAGGTAATAATGCCTTCTTCTCCCTCCATTTTTATAACTCTTTAAATAATCCATAGCATACAACTCATTTTATTATAAACCCTTTAATATAATGTTATTATGACACCAAAAGATTTAGCAGTTCGGGACATCTATAATGACCTGAGTGAGCAGGGAAAGTCATTTCTTGCATTCCACAATGAACTCAACCCTGCAATAAGGAAGATAGTATCTTCCCAGATTAGGGAGCAAGTCAGTATCACTAACCCCTTCAATCTGCCTGTCAGACATAAGTCTCAATTAATTGCAAGATGTTTTTTCTGCAAAGGTAATGTCCAATATGAAAACTATAATAAGTATTATGAGAATAAATAGTTTCTATAAAAATCTATTCCATAACCTCATGGAGAATCTACTTATCCTTATTGCAGGATTGGTATTTGCTATAGCTCTTCTTGCTACTATATGTGGTGATGGTAATAAAGGATTAGATACAGGGACCTTGTTCAGTACACCAAGGAGAATCATGTCAATTGGAATACAGACCTCTTTGATGTACTGAGAGGTTTCTTTGATTCCTATAGCCAGAAGTATTCATCACCTCTACCCTCTACAACTCCCATTCAGCAGGAACTTATCTTACCAAAGAAGTTCAAAGAGCCTGATAATAGAGAATATACTACCGAAGACCTAATTAATTTATTCTCAACATAATAAATATTAAAGATAACTAATATAAGAAAGATTATCCCATTAACACATAATTATGGAAGAATATTTGATAACTCTTACAATTATAGCACTGTAAAGGCTATCAACAGACACGCAGATGCTTTGTTGATGGCAGATATAAAGCCTACACTGAAAATGAGAAGAATAAACATTAATAATCCAGAGGAACTGAAAAAGTTCAAAATGGAAACAAGTGGCTTCATATCAACTTATGGTTTTCCATACAGACTTGATGACCTTACAGAAAAAGGTGCTAATTATACCGTGTTCTGTCCTCTCAGATGGAAATCTGCATTCTCTCCAGCAAAGTTACATAAATTGTTGCAGGAAGATGTTGATGCTGACGTAATAAAAGTTGAGTACATTGACTTTGTTAAAGAAGAAATAGAAGATAAAACAAAGAAAATATGAAACGTAAATTACTTTTAACCCTATTAACACTTGCATCCTTAATGATGATAGGATGCTATCAAGTAAAGGCTTACCACGATAAGCAAATAAAGCTTGTTGGAGATTATAGACTTGAAACTATTGAATATCAAGGTTGTGAATATATTGTAATGCAAAGTCATTGGAAACAACAAGGTACAATGATACACAAAGGCAACTGTCGCTTCTGTAAGGAGCGCAGGCAGAAAGAATTGGAAAAGTTGGTTAAACAATTAAAGGAGAAATAACTATGGCAACAATTAAATCATTTACAGACTTGCAACAGTCAAAGAAGTTGGCAGAGATATTGCCACTTGAAAGTGCGGATATGATGTATCAAAAATATGAAACTGTTGTTATTGGTGATGATTATGGATATAAATATAGAATACAGCCCTTTTTTAGCTCTAATATTGATAGTATTCCTTGTTGGAGTCTTGCAGCATTGCTTAGTGTTTTGCCAGATTCAATATATGAGAATACAGATGAGTATAGTCAGTTAGAGTTTTCAAAGAACAGCGTGGCTTACCATGATTTGAATGATGGAATTAAAATAGGCTCACTTAAAGGCAATCTAATTGATGCTTGCTACGAACTTATATTAAAGTTACATAAACTTAATTTGTTGTGATTATGGAAAAAATTAAATGTGTTATATCAGAAAATGGAACTATAATTCCTATACATAATATTAGTGCAATATCAGGTGAGCATAGTTCTTACTATGTTTGGACTAATAGAGATACTGAGCCTATTGGATATAAATTATCTGACGAGCAGTATAATGCTCTTTTAAGAGAATTAGAATATATTGGTGGTAAATTTATTGATTAAATTATGAAAGAACTTATTATGGAGCAAAAAGCCCAAAATTACAAAGTCTATACAGAGCTAATCAATAGGCTTGAAGACGTAAAGGATGCTATAAAAAAGCAGAATTACAGGATTGCTATGGATATATTATGTAAGCCTTACCCATACTTCCAAGTTACAACACATTCCGAACTAAAAGAGAGTGAGAATAGTGATGATGAGAAGATAAGGAAATCAATTATTGAACATCTAGAATATCTTGGTAAGTATTGTAGTGAAAGTATGCCAGATGTTGATAAATGGATTGCTTGGCTTGAAAAGCAAGGTGAGCAGAAATTAATAGATAGCCTAACTCAACAAGAATCTATGGATATTGCCGTTGTAAAATGTTTTGATGAACAGAAGCCTGTAGATAAAATTAAGCCAAAGTTCAAGGCTGGTGATTGGATTGTACAAGAAAATACTGTAGTCTATAAAGTTATCAAAGTATGCAAATCTTGGTATGAAATTGTTGACAATAAAGATAAACGTTATTCAATCGGCTTTTATAAAGAATATATGTTTCACCCTTGGACTATCCAAGATGCAAATAATGGTGATGCGCTTAGTGATGGAACTACTATTTTTATATTCAAAGACTTACTATCAGATGGTTCAGTGATGTCATATTGTGACTATGACGCAAATAGTGGTGAAAGCGATGCTTTCTGTCCTTTACCTATGAATTTGACGTGTTCAAAAATTACTCCAGCCACCAAAGAACAGCGTGATACTCTGATGAAAGCAATGGCTGATGCAGGATATACATTTGATTTTGAAAAAAAAGAGTTGAAAAAGATTGAGCAAAAATCTGCTAAGTGGAATGAAGATGATGAGAGGACGCTTAATAGTATAATTTGGCATCTTAGATACTCTGTCAATAACGGAGGTATAGAACATTCGGCAGACCAATTAGAATATTGGCTCAAATCCTTCAAAGACAGATACACTTTGAAGCCGAGTGAAGAGCAGATTAAAGTTTGCAAGGAAGTATATGCCGACATATTATCCGCAAAAGGCTTTGACCTTGGTACTATTAATAGCGAACTGAATAGGCTGGAAGAAGAATTAAAGAAACTAAGGGATGAATAAGTTATGAAAATGGAGTATTATTTAGCAACAGTTGATTATGGATGGATGTATATAACTCCTTCCATAGAATATCGACACAAGTATTGGTATTATTGGGAGATTTCTCTATCATGGTGGAAATGGTCTGTTGTTATAGGCTTTTATCGAAAAGATTGGAATAAATACGAATAAAGTTATGAAAGCAAACAAAGCACCAGAAAAGATTTATGTCGATAATCCAAATCATGACTTTTGGTATCGTACTAAAGATGAAAACAGTATTGAATACACCCGCACTGATGCCTTTATTGAAAAGGCTTGCATTGGTATTGACAAATTACTTAGTGGTTATATCATTCGAAATTTTAACTTTGGAGATTCTTATCACATTGATGAACTTATTGAGGACTTCAAAAACTATATGAAAGGAGAGTAGGGTATGACAGACAAAAATATTAGCATCTGGAAAGTTGAGGAGTTCCTTATTGACAATCTCAAGGAAATTCCTATGGGAAATGGTTAAAGCAGAGTGTTCTCTACAAGAGTTTCTTGGTAGTCTTGAAAAATATGTTGAAGAAGAGTAATGTTATGGATGAAAAGCAAAGTAAACTTTGTGAAAAATGTATGAGTGCTCCAATAAATTCAAAAGAACGAGCACAAATATTAATAGAGTGTAGAAGTCAAAGTTGTTGGTATAAAGGTTATTAGTTATGGCAAAGTACAGAATTGAACACAGATACCCATGTTATACCAACGGTGGTTGTATTCCTTACGATTGCTACTTCGTACAGAAACTTAAAGAAGGTTTCTTTATCGACAAATGGGTTGACATCAAAGGATTTGGTGATAAGAAAAGAGCAGAAGAGTTATTAAAAATATTAAAAGGTTAGTTATGGCACAATACATAGACAAAGCCGCTGTAGTGGCTGAGATAAAGAAACTACAACTCTGCACAATGGATGAACACATGAATTACTATTCGGCAGAGGCACAGGGAGAGTACAATGCTCTATCTAAATTAAAGTCTTTCCTTGACACCCTTGAAGTTAAAGAGGTAGACTTAGAAGATAGTATCAAAGAAAGTCTTGCTCAAAAGTATATTGATTATACATTCAAAAGATATAATATTGACATAGATTCAAAAGAAGGACAATTAATCTATTATGCTTATATGCACGGAATGAATCAATGTCTAAATCAACTTAAAACACAGAAAGGAGAGTAGTTATGACAATCAGACAAACATATTGTACAAAAGACCTCTGCCTCCTTCTTGAAAAGAAAGGCATTGATGCTTCACACATTATGAGATTTGAAAAAGGTGGCTCTTGGTACAAAGCATATACCCTCGATGTAATATGTAAATGGCTAAGAGAGATACATAAGGTATTTGTGGAAATCAATACGTCTATAGACCTAAATGGGAAATATCATTATAACTATACAATTCTTGACAGTGAATGTAAGTATGTAAGAAGAAGATATACATACTTTGATTGGACTTATGAAGATGCCCAAGAAGCAGCCATAAGGTATTGTTTAGAGAATTTGGTATAGCAGACAGGTAAACCACTTCTCCTTAGGCAAAAGAAAAAAAAATAAGGAAAGCAAGTTATTAATCCTTAGTATCATCTTTAGCTGTGAAGGTATTATATTGAAAGATAGTACCTTTGCAGTATAAAAAGCTCCCATAGCTCAATGGATAGTAGCCACAGTTTCCTAAACTGTAGATGAGTGTTCGATTCACTCTGGGAGTACAAGTGTATTAGTAGTTTGTTTTTATGTTAATAGATTGTTTTTAGAGTGATGATAGAACAGAGGTTCTATTTACGTTGTTTTAGGTTTTTTGTATTAAAGAAACCATTCTCGTAGGTTTTTCAGTTTTTTTGCCTCCTATCGTCTGGGAAAGATGGTAGGAGGCCTTTTACATCGATTATGCATAGACTAATAGATATATACAACAAACAAGACTACATGCTCAAGATATATGAGTATGACAACAAGCTTAGAGGTAAGCTGTACCATAAAAAGAAAAGGCTATCAACTGCTGACTTCTATGGTAGGGAGGCTCAAGTGTATAGAGTAAAAGAGTATTTTGGGTTCTAGTCCAAAACAATATTAATCATTTAAATAACATCAAATTATGACAGAAAGAATATCTAGAAAGTGGAGTGCTGAAGAAGATGAAGTATTATTGCGCTATGTAAGAAATTATCCTCACAACCTCCACAAGGGTTTTATGATGGTGTCAGAACATCTTACTGAAGCTGGTACACCAAGAACTCCCACAGGAGTACAGGCACACTGGTATTCAGTACTCTCTAAGAAGCCTGAGGCTCTTTGCTTCTTTACAGCCTCTGCTAAGCATGTATCAAAAAACAGAAAAAATGGCATGGGCGTTGAGTCAACTCCATCCATCTGGCGCAGATTACTTAATGTTATCCGTGGCTTATGATTTATATTAGCGACTTACAGCAACTTGCTAACAAATGGACTGAGAGGATGAACAATCCTGCTCAGTCTTTTGATTATAGAAATGCCATCTCAGAGTGTATCTATGAGCTTAATCAGCTTATTAACAAAACTCTTCTTGATGAAATGACAGAAGAGGACGCAAGGCAGTATATACTGGAAAATGAGGCTGATTCATATCTCTCAAGTGAAGAAAATTACTATGCAGCAGTTTAACATTAACTTACCACCAGAAGTCTGGTATTCTTGAGTATGAAATTATATCATGTAACAACTCCTAAAAAGGCAAAGAAATATAGACAGACAGGATGTATTCTTTCACCAGTTAGAGGATTTACTACTCTTATTGCTGCTATGGCATGGGCAATAAAAACAGGAAGATCTGTAATTTTTGAATTTGAAGCAGACATTCCTTATAAACTCCCTGACCATCACAACCAGTGGGGAGATGCTTGGTGGAACGATGGAGATATAAGAAACTATAAGTGCGTATATTCACCAGAAAAAGTTTAAATTATGACACGAGAGCAGATATACAAAGAATGTGTAGACAAGATAGCAAAGACCAACTGCCTGTTGATGGAACTCTCAACCGGCGTTGGAAAAACCAAGTTGTCCATAGACCTCACTAACTATTTGTTTGCATCTAATTGGTTTAAGCAGGGATACATTCCCTCTGTACTTATATTAATAGCTAAAAGAGTACATAGGCAAACTTGGTTAGATGAAATACAAAAATGGGGAGGTCTTAACAGCAAGGCAGGCTATCCTAGTATCTGTTTGGAGTGCTATGAGTCTCTTCATAAACATTGTGGTGAACATTGGGATATAGTTATTCTTGATGAGGTGCATCATATTGGTTCTGAGATGAGAATGCAGCAACTGAAAACTGTCAAGTATGGCTATATGATTGGTCTCAGTGCCACCATACCTCAGAAACTCAAGCAGTGGTTCAAGTATAACTACCACTCTCAAATAGTCTCTTGCGATATTATTGAAGCTATTGATAGTGAAGTATTGCCTGAACCTACCATCCTGCTCTTCCCCCTCCAGGTAGAAAATACAAGAATGTCTGAAACTATTGAGCTAAACTCAAAGGCCAAAGGTACCATAGCCTATGGAAGCTATAAGGACTATTGGAACTATAAGCGACAGAAAGTCCATGCTATCCTCAAATGTACACAACGCCAAAAGCTGATGGAGCTTGACAAGCTTATTGAGTGGTACAAAAAGAAAGCCATGTCTGGCAATATGGCCATGAAACAGTCTTGGCTATACCTCTGTGGCAAGAGACTTGAATTCCTTGCTGACTGTAAGTTACAATGGGTAAAACTTATCCTCCATCATCTTGACAAGGAGCGTACTATCACCTTCTGTAAGACTATTGCCCAAACAGAGCAGCTTGGTAAGAATTGTATCCATTCTCAGAACAAGGATGCTACTAAAGTGTATGACGACTTTAACAACAAGAAGATTGACCATATCACAGCAGTAAATATCCTCAATGAGAATGCCAATCTTGTGGACTGTAAGTATGCTATCTTTGCCAATCTTTCATCTTCAGAAGTGGTTATTCCTCAGAGAATCGGAAGATCTATGCGCCACAAGCACCCAGTAATCATCTTCCCATACTACCAGGGTACAAGAGAACAGGAGATTCTTACCAAGATGCTTGAGGGATTCAATAAAGACTTTATTAAAACAATCCATTCAATTAGTGAGATATGAGACGGAAGAAATACAAACCAGGAGATAGAATATTCTATAAATGCTATGACGGGACCATTAGTACTGATATAATTATTCGTGTAGAAGAGAGGGTTTATAAGAATGAAAAAGGCTATAATGTGCATTATCAATGGCTTGATATAGATAAATACTCTGGAATTGAGAATTATAACTGTTTACCTGATAATAGTCCTGAAGTAAAGGAACTCAGGAAATTATATGCCGCATTTGATAAGGATAGACCTAAGATGATCCAACAAATTCTTGATATTCTTTCTCCTTATAATTTTGAAATGAAGAAATTATTACTAAAAGAGATTGAAACAAAGCTATAAGTATGGAATTTAAGAATGATAAAGTAGTTAATCTCACATCAAGAAAAGAGCCAAGTAATAGCAGTTTTGTACTAAAAGACTTGGCTCTTAAGTATTATGACACCTTGGAGCCAATAGTCAATGACTTGGCTTCCAAGTGTACTGGAGGAGAAGAATGCAAACTCTCCTTTGGTAGTGGAGCTGTGATTATTAAATTAAAGTAAAAATGAAAATAACAATCGATGAAAAAGTATGCACCAAGCATAAAATGACACCTGTAGAGGTTCTCTTTGCATTGGCTATCAGAGCATCTGAAAGTCTACAAGGAGAACTCCTTAACATGGAGAACCGAGAGATTCTTATCAGAGATAGGGATGTCTATAAAATCACCCAGCACTGGTCTGATGTACTTGATGAGATTCTCTCTGATTCTTCAGGCAAGGTGGAAAAGTCTGATGAGGAACTTCTTGAACTTGCCAAACAGATGAGAGAACTCTATCCTCAGGGTAAGATGAAAGACAGGTATGGTCGCATGACACCATATTATTATAGGTGTAACAATTCTGAGGTAGTCAAGAAACTCAAGAAGTTCTTTACTATTTTTGGCAGTGTCTCTGATGAGGATGTTCTTGATGCTACCAAGAGATATGTGGCTTCCTTTCAAGGCAACTATATTGGTATGAGGCTCATCAAATATTTCATCCTCAAAGATGATGTCAAGCCTTCTGAGGACGGCACAGGTCATGTTGAGCAGATTTCAGACCTTGCTACATTCCTTGAGAACAAGGAGAGTGAGGAGGAGGAAGTTAATAATGATGATTGGACAACCAAAGTAATTTAGAATATTATGCTAAAAGTAAGTTTTAAAGATGGTTTCAAGAAGGTGGAAACTTTCAATGATAAAGTTACAGTAGTTACTCTGACTGGCGCATGTATCACTCCTTTCTGGTTTAACAATGTGCCTCGTAAGATTTGGGACTGGGCTATATGGCATCCTTCTGTTGAGATTAGTGAGACCTATAACAACCAGAACTTGGTGATGATTATAAAAGTCTCAGGTAAGTCTGTATGTGCAGATAATGATATTTTTGATACTAAGATGGGGGAGAGAATTGCAGAATCAAGGGCTAAGATTAGACTCTATAAATTCATGCATACTTTGTGTAAAAAGTTTATGTATTGCTACTATGGTTATATATATGGAATACCAGAAGATAGGGGAACCTATAAAACTATTACTCTATCGGATTATCATGGAGGCCTTCAGGATGCTTGCAGAAAATATGCGGAGCTGTGGGTTAAAGAGTCAAGGCATCTTGGTATATTACTAAATGAAGAATGAGTAGATTCCAAGAAGTTCAAGCGGAGAATCAACTTAGGAGAGAAAGAGTATTAGAGGGGAAGTATAACTGTCTCCCATTTCCATTTCAGAGATTCAGAAAGATATATCCAGGTTTTGAACAGGGGAAGTATATTTGTATTACTGCCAGCCAGAAGATCGGTAAGAGTAAACTTGCAGACTATTTATTTGTCTATGAGCCTCTTTTCTATTGTATGGAACACCCAGAACTGAAGGTTAAGGTACTGTATTTCTCATTAGAAATGTCTGCAAAGGAAAAATATAATGAGTTCTTATGTCACCTACTATTCAGACTGGATAACATCCATATAGATACCAGAAGGCTTAGAAGTGTTGACCGCCCATGTGACCCTCATATCTTTGAGTTACTGGAATCTGAAAGGTATCAGAGATATATCCAAGCCTTTGAGAACATGGTCATCTTCAATGATACTGACAAGAACCCAACTGGTGTAAATAAAAAGTGTAGAGACTATGCCTTGGAGCATGGTCACATGAATTATACTACCATAAAGGTTCCAAATGAGTTTACTGGAGAATTGGAAGACAAGAAAGTCATAGATCCTATTAAACCTTATACTCAGGATGATGAAGATGAGTATAGAGTTATTATCTTGGATAATGCAGCCAATCTTACTGTAGAAAAAGGCTGTAAAGACCAAAGGGAAACTATTGAGAAAATGAGTAAGTATAATATTACTCTTCGCAAGCAACTCAATTATATAGTAGTTCTAATTCAGCACCAAGCTCAGTCTCAGGAAGGTATTGAGAATATTAAACTGGACAGAATGAAACCTACGGCTGATGGCATGGGCGATTGTAAAACAGTAGTGCGCGACCTTAACTGTCTCATTGGTCTTTATAGTCCATATAAGTTTGGTAAGAAGGAGTATAGGAACTATAATATTTCAAAGTTAGAAGACTATTCCAGATTCCTTGAAGTTCTTGAGGACAGAGACTATGGAGCCAATGGTCATATATGTCCACTGTTCTTTGATGGTGCTACCAGTACTTTTAAAGAGCTTCCCTTATCCACCGACACAGCAACTCTTAACAGATATTATCAGCTTATCCAAAGGTGGGAGTCAGAAAATGATATTCCTCCTCTTGAACTGACTCACCCTAAGTAAGTCTCTTTAATTTTTATATCGAGAATTTAAGCAAGATAATCTTCTCATTTAAGGAGACTATCTTTGCACAGTCAATAACAATTTAAAAGAGTAGAAGTAAAAAATGAGTAACATTGTGTTGCCTACAGAACGTAGGAAAGCAACTGACTACAACCCAAGGTTGATGGTCTTGTTTGGTAAGCCAAAGTGTGGTAAGTCAACTCTTATGGCTTCATTAGATAACAATCTTATCATTGATCTTGAAGATGGTTATAGAGCACTTGATGTAATGTGTGTTCAGGCAAGAAGTGCCTCTGACATCTTTAACATTAAAACAGCAATTGAAAAGAAGAATAAGGAAAATGGAGATAAACCATTCTATCGCTTTATTACTATTGACAATGCTACTAGGTTGGAAGAAATGTCCGTAGAATATGCAAATCACCTTTATCGCCAGACCTCAATGGGTGCTGGATGGGGCTATAAAAAAGATAATATTGGTAATATACTCCTTGTAAATGGTAAGAAAGTTATTGACCCAAAAGCAGATGTGAGACAATTGCCAAAAGGTGCAGGTTGGGGATATATGAGAAAAGCCATAAAAGAAATGGTGGATATGTTTAAACCTCTTTGTGATACCCTTATTCTTGTGTGTCATGTCAAAGACAAGCAGATAGACAAGAAAGACGAGGAAACAACAGAAATGGTTGTAGATTTAGCAGGTAAAGCAGGAGATATTATTTGTGGTGAGGCAGATGCAATTGGTTATATTTCTCGCCAAGATAACAAGACAATATTATCTTTCAAAGGAGGGGAGAATAACATCAAGGGTTCTCGCCCTCTTCATCTTAGGGAAAAAGTCTTTGTTGTTGCAGAATCTGATGAAGACTTTAACCTCAAGGTAGACATGTCAGAGATATTCCCTGACCTTAAAGAAAACAAGGCTGCTAATACTTCAGCAGCCTAAAGATATAAACAACATTTATTAATTAATTTAAATTCAAAAACATTATGAAAAAAGAAATCAGTTATTCACAGTTCCAGCAGGTAAAGAGTGCAGCCAAGATGATTGACCCTAACATGCGTAAGATTGAGACACTCAAGAAGAAGATTATGCCCCTTGTGGCTGAGATGAAGCAGTGTCAGGCCCTCAACGACTCTCTGGAGGCAGGTATTGTCAGTATTATTGGCTATCATGTCTCAGACCTTGTCAAGAAGGTTATAGAGCCTACAGGTGCTATCGGTAAGGATGGCAAGCCCATCAAGGTTACTAAGTATCTTCCTACTGACATTGTATCCTATGATGAGCAGCACAAGGTATATGTTATTGAGACCCCCTCTACTGATGAGATTAATGCTGAGGTAGATCATAAACTGATGGAGGAAAAGGAGGCTAACTTTCAGGCTGGATATGATGGAGTTGAAGATACAGCTACTGCAACAGAAGCTGAAGCTGAACAGGATACAAGTAATGAGACTTCTAACCAAATGCCTTGGGAGAACAACTAATTGAATTTTATCACAATAAAAAACAACAAATAGACAGTTATGAAACCAATTAATTTTAGTAAGAGTTTCCTTGCTATTGGTAAGACACAGGAGAGCAAGGAATCAAGTGAATTCAAGCGTTATGTAGGTGTAGGAAGTACTTTTGTCAAGGGTGTGCAGCCTACTAAGAAGGAGCTTGATGAGTTCTTTGGCTTTGAATCTCAGACAGAACCTGAGTATGTGAAGGATGGTGAGAATGGCAAGGAGGTACATATCACTTTCCTACTCCAGACTGACCCTGACACCCATAATGGCATTGAGCTGAAGTCAAGGGCAATGTTTACTTTGCGTGCCACTCCTGCATATAACAGAGACCAGACAAAGGTGCAGGTACTTGACCAGTATGGAAACTATACATGGGCTAATGTTGAGGATGCAAAGGCTGGCAGGCCCATTGTCTCTGCCAATGGTAATCCTCAGAAGATTGACACAAAATATCGCATGGCCTGTGTAGGTGAGTGTGACCTTGTAGCTTTCCTTAAGAAATATCTTTGTGTGGCTGATGCCTTCAACTATGTCAATGGCACATGGGTCAAGAAGGAGAATGCTGCTGAATGTGTCTTTGGTCTGGAGAATATCAAAGACTATTTCAAGGGAGACTTCAGGGAATTGAAGGATGCACTGGCTCTCCAGCCCAACAATAAGGTAAAACTTCTCTATGGTGTTCGCACTAATGATGAGGGTAAACAGTATCAGGTTGTATGCACCCGTGGTGAACTAGTGCTTCCTAACAATGCTAATGTTAATGCCTTGAACCGCCTGGAGAAGGATTTAGTCAATGCAAAGCAGGCAGGTGCTTATGCTAGCACTGACTACCAGGTATGTGAGCTTAAGGAGTGGACAGTGGAACCCACTAACCTTGATAAGCCTGCCAATGATACAAGTGACCTGCCATTTGATGCCCCATCAGCAGATAATGGCGGTATGCCTTGGGATTAAGTAGTGGCAGCTACTATGGAGAGGAAAGAGCAATTGGGTGTTCATGTTTTCCTCTCCTAATCCCTTTTCTTCAAACCCTTTTAGTGATAATCTTATGATAGTAGGCAAGACATCATCCAGCATCTCCATCCCAGAACTGTTTGAGAAATATTCTGAAGTCAGTATCCTCACGGCAGTATTTCCTGAGATAACCAGTATTCCATGTAAAATCAGTTCTCCTTTTAGGGCAGACAATAACCCTTCCTTCAGCATCTATCTTGATGATGACAAGCACATCAGATATAAGGACTTTGGAGAGAGTGAAACTAAAGGTAGTTTGCTAGACCTCCTCTGTAAAAAGTGGAACTGTAGCTTCTATCAGGTCTTTGATAAGATATTGGAGACCATGCAAAAGAAGGAGAAGGATTCTGATGTTACTATCAAGCCCAAACAGATCAAACTGATGACCCGTAAGGAATCATCAGAGCTGACTAAGATTCAGGTAGCTGTAAGACCTTGGAAACAGTATGACTTGGACTATTGGCAATCCTATGGCATCACAAAGCTTTGGCTCGCACATGCTGGTGTCTATCCCATCTCTCATAAGATAATCACTAAAAAGGATAAGGAAACAGGTAAAACCTCTAAGTTCATCTTTACTACAGATAAGCTTGCTTACTGCTTTACTGAATACAAAGGTGGAAATTTATCCCTAAAGATATATCAACCCTATAATACCAGAGGCTTCAAATGGTGCAGTAAAATGGATTCCAGTGTTATCTCCCTATGGACTAAAGTGCCTGAATATGGTGACAGGATGGTAATATGCAGCAGCCTTAAAGATGCCCTATGTCTAAGTTGTCAATTACATATACCTTCCATAGCACCTCAGGGGGAGGGTTATTCTATCAGTGAGACTGCTGCAAATGAACTAAAAAGAAGATATAAAAAGGTGTTCATCTGCTTCGACACAGATGAAGCGGGTCTACAGGACAGCTTAAAACTATCAGAACAAACAGGTTTTCTCAGAGTTGTGCCTGACTTAAAGGGAGAGAAGGACATTAGTGACTTCTACAAATCCCTTGAAAACAAAGCTGAATTCAAACAATTAGAAAAGTACTTTTATTAATTTAATTCAATTTTATTATGGCAGAAAAGAAAGTAAACTGTCTGGGCTTGGATAAGTTCCAGATGGCTATTATTAAGCGTAACTATACCACAGTAAAACCTCTTCTTAACAAACGTAATAAAGCCAAGGAGAAGTTAGATGAGACCATTCGCAAGGCTACTGAGAAATATAATGAAGAGGTTGGCATGACAGATATGCAGATTGAGACCTTTGACAAGATTACTAAGGACTATACCAAGAAGTCTTGTGGTTACGAACTGACTTCTGAACAGGTAGCATTTTTCCACAATAATCCTGAGAAGTTTGATGAGTTCAAGCAGAAGAATCCTCTGGAGACTGAAATGGGCTTTAATGAGGAGAAGCAGCCTTGTGACCTTGATACTGAAGAAAATAAGGAGTAGGAAGACAGAATTAACTCTGGTAAATTGAAAGAAGTAGTATAACATTATTAAGATTAACAACAAAAACATTTTCTATTATGGAAAGAAGTGAAATTTATGCTAAGATTAAGGAACTTAATCTTCAGGAAGAAGTAAAGAAAACCTATGGTAAGAACTACACTCAGGTGGGTAACTCTGACCTTGAGAAGATTATCTGGAACTATGATGCCACTCATGTTGATTCTGACCCCTATGAGACTGAGGAGGAAGTAGAGGAAATAGAGGAAGTAAATACTCCTGCTAATGATGATACCACTACTACTGAAGATGCTTATGAGGCAGCTTGCTTGGTATTCCTTGGCATCTTGAAAGACTCTGGTAAGCTCGATACTCTGCTGGGTAAACTTTGAATATGAATTCTTTTATCATGGGGAGAGGATAAACTATGTCCTTTCCCCTTTATTTTCTAATTTATAACTCACGTGAGAAATGATAATCAATAGAGATGAAAGTGAAGTTGCCGTATTAGGTGAAGTACAGAAATATAAGGTAGGTATAGATGAGAAGAATATCAATCATATTGTCACTATTCTGTCATCTAATCTCTATTCCCATCCCATGCAGTCTTTCCTGCGTGAGACTGTTAGTAATGCTATTGACTCCCACTTGGAAGCTGGAGTTGATGAACCTATTATTATTACTATCACAGACCAAGATATAGCTATTCGTGACTTTGGAACTGGCATTTCTCCTGAACGATTCCAAGAGATATATACTAATATCGGCAGTAGTACAAAAAGACAATCAAATAATTATATAGGACATTTCGGAATTGGTCGCTTTAGCTGCCTGAGTGTCAGTGATTTAGCTAATATTACCTCCTTCTACAACGGCAAGGCATACTACTATGTGATGAATAAAGATATTGACCAGCTTCATATTGACTTGCTGTTTGAAAAAGATACCAATGAGCATAATGGTGTAGAGGTTAAGATTCCTTTCAAGGAGAAATTGGTTACTGAGGATTGGAGAACTCTGAGTTTTATCAAGAATATCTATGTAGAAGATGAACGTAAGAATGCTTATGGAGAACAAGGTGCAATAATTAGTTCTTTCAACAAACGTAGGGTTTATAGTTACAAGTCATTTAAGGTTCTAAACATAGAATATCCTTTCAAGTCTTCAGAAGATAGTACAAGGGTACTTATTGGCTCTATTCCCTATAGGGTTGATTATACCTCACTCTGGAATGATGATATACATGATAACTGGGCTGCAACCTTTAAGAGAGTATGTCCATGTTTGAATATAGGTGATGTAGATATTACTCCTAATAGAGAAGGACTACTTTATTCTGAACGTACTAAGAATGCTTTGAGGAATGCTTATACTAATGCTATCATTGAGTTGACAGAACTGTGGGACACCTCTTGCAATGAAGAATACAAAGACTTCAAAACTTTTGCCAGTGCAATCAAAAACCATTATAAGAATCAATTGTATTTAGATGGTGTAACTATAGAATTACCTGATGAACTGCCTTACAAGGCTCTTTATAAGGGTTTTGAAGACTGTGATTTTAAGGTTTTAAAGGATATAATCAAGCAATTTTTCTGGTATAAGTATGAAGATGTAATAGTCAAATATGTAGGATATAGAGATGAGATTCAGAAAGGCAGACATGCTCTTAACTACAGAATAGAAGACTTACTGGATTCATGTACTGATAGTTATAATATAGTGGTAGCTGTTCCTGATGCCCAAGGCTTTAGCTCTAAGTATATCAAGGGATTCCTCTTTGAACAGTTTAGCACTAAAACTGTTATCATAGTCAAGAAGCTTCGTCTAACTAAACATAATATCAAACATTTCATCAGGGAGCAGTTTGGTATTACCACATTAGCAAACTCTAAGAATGTACACCTTATTATAAAACTCCTCCGAGAGTTCTTGCAGTGGTTCAATCAGCATGTCAAGGACTATGATATTATCCACTCTGAAGAGTATCTTCAATATAAGGAAGATAACAAAGAGGAGAAAGTATATGTCCGCAGTCATACTAAGATACCATATCACATCTGGTATCCTTCACAGTCTGGATGTGCTACAGAATCTGATACTCCTGATGACTTGATGAGACGTTTGAAGAGAGAATACAAAAATTGCAGAATAGTCTATGCCCAGTTAGAAAACATTTTCATCAATGCATTCAAAGCTATTGGCTATCCTAACCTTATTATTATCGGTCTGTCCCAGTCTAACTACCAACTGGCAGAAAAGGGAATGTTTCCTTCATGGGTAACTCCTATTGAGAATCTCTATTCTGAGGATAATCGTACTCTTCAGAAAATGGCAG